TTGTTGTTGACAATGGTTACACGACATATGACTGGAACAAAGGCGATACTGTTGATGACACCGTAGGAATTGGCGCTAACAACAATCCCTTTTATTGGACTTATGACAGAGTTGGTTTCAAATATAAGATCAATGATCTCGTAACTGTTCCACAACAAGTCAGCCTGTCTGGCGAAACTGAATTTGAAGGACAAAGCCAGTATGCGGATCTAAGTTTTTACAGAAATCTGGTACAAAAATCAAACGAATCAGAGCCTGAGCACAGCATTGTTTACGTCAACGAGATTGTTCCAAATAAAACTGCTCCTCAATATGACGGCTTGACTCTTGCTGGCTTATCGCTGAAAGCTAGCCGCAATTTCACAAGTCTAGATCAATTACGTTGCTGGCTTGGAAGTGGCTTAAACGTCAAGCGTTTGCACCCTGATTACGCTTCTGCTCAAGACAATCCGTATGAAGATAGTTCAGGGCTTACTTTCCAGCAGGAATATGGCCCCAGCAATCTATTTACTGATCTTGTTTTCTATTTGCTGACGAACAGAGCAGGTGGAGCGGGCACTTTGCTCGGTATGAGTGCAGCTGATCCATTCTTGTTAAACGTAACGCCTCGGCCTGGTCACACAGAAAACGACTTTCAAGAAACCGCTAGGTTCCTTCGCAAGCAAGAGCTGTTCTTCAATGGCGTGATTGTGGAGCGTACGAACCTTCGCCAATTCATCACGGACATTGCACCTTACTTCTTGTGCAACTTCGTGATTATGGATGGCAAGTTTTCTTTGCTGCCTGCCATTCCGTATAACCCTGCTAGCGGTGAAATCAATCTTGGCCCTGTGGTCATTGACCAGCTGTTTACAGCAGGAAACATTCTTGAGGACACTTTCAAGATTGAGTATTTAAGAAGTGAAGAGCGCAGAAACTTTACTGCTGTGTTGCGTTACAGGCATGAAACTAAAAACAAGCTGCCAGAAGAACGAGTCATTGAAGTCAACTTGAATGCAACGACTGCAGCACCTGTCGACAAAGTTTTGCCAAAAGAACAGTTTGACCTGACTCAGTTCTGCACGTCTAGGGAACACGCAATCAAGGTTGGGCAGTACTTCTTGGGCATCCGCAAGCTTGTTAAGCACACAGTCAGTTTTTCAACCACTGTCGAAGGACTTAATCTGCGAGCTGGTTCGTACATCAAGGTTGTTACAAGTTCTTCTCCGTATAGCAGCGCCCAAAATGGTACTGTTAGCGCAAGTGGTGCAGTAACAAGTGTTGAGCCGCTTCCTGATGGAACGTATACCGTGAGCTACTTCCAAACAGGCTCAACAGATGTGCAGCAAGGTCAAATGCAAATCAGTAACGGGCAAGTTTCTGATACTACGTTCCATGATTCTGTCTTTACCGTTCAGAATTCATCGGTTTCGCAGAACATCTATGTGGTTGAGCAGTTAACGTTCTCGCAGGAGGGCACTGTTGATATTGTGGCGTCCGAGCATCCCTGTGATTTGAGCGACGTTAGTGAATTGGCTAGACTGATTAAAAATCCGTCGGCATTTACCGTCACTGGTTAGTAACGATGCCATTTCCAATCAGCCTAAGTCCAACAAGCCGTACGTTTGAAGCTGGAGATTATCCGATTAAAAGGTTTACATCTCAAAGTGGTGTTGAGACGCGGATCTTATACGGCAGTCGGCGCACTGGGCAAAAAATGTCCCTGACTTATCAAAACATTTTTGATTACGAGGCTGAACAGTTTGTCGATCACTACGACGAAGTGTTCGGCACATTAAATCCATTTAGCATTGCGTCTGCAGGCACAGCAGATGGTGGCAAAGCTGGCTGGAATGGCGAAAACATACCGGGGCCGTTTTCTAGTGGAGGCTATTCTGTTTCGGTTACGCCAGCATCTCTCGTTGAAGGCGATCGTTTTCGCATAGATTACACCGGCCCGGCAAATGCCACACTTTATGTAAAAGTTAGCGGTAACGACATCAATACCGCTGACTTTAGTAGTTTATTTGGCTCAACGCCCCCAAGCTCTTTAGAGGGAACTGCAAATACAAATGCTCAAGGCACGTCATTTGTAAGTGGCAATCAGGTTGCTACTGATCTAGATACGGGCTTTGAAGTAATGGTTGTCGAAGTCTTTACCAATACAGCCAGGCTGCCATCGCAACTGGTCGCCAGCGTCTCTGTTCCGATCGTTGACACCACCTCTTCTACAGGTACAAGCCAACAACCCGCAGCCAAAGCATCAACGATTGGCGCTGGTGCGTACAGCAGTGGTTGGCGCTATGAAGGTCCACCACAGCTAACGCAGGTGCGTCCTGGGATTAGCACTGTTACAGTGAATCTGGTGGCGGTGCTCTGATGGCAAAAATCTACACCGGCAGGGATGGCGAAATGCGCGTCAACGGAAGCAGCGTTGGCAAAGTCGTTAATTTTCAGGTTTCATCAAATCTTGAAACGCTTGAAACAACAACGCTAGGCGACGACGTGCGTTTTTACACGCCAGGGGTTGTTGGTTTTAGCGGCAGCGCAACTGTGTTGTATTACAAAGATTCCAACGGTGCGATCAACGTAAAAGAGCTTTTAGAAAGCATTTACCGATCAGGAACTGGCGGCGTTAGCAGCACTGACACCGTTGATTTTGTATTTCGCTGGATTGATGGACAGGACGAAAAAGATCTTGTAATGACTGCATATGTCACTAGCGGATCCATCGGAACCACGACGGGTGACATTGTTAGAACTGAAATTGCTTTCCAGGGAACTGGAGGACTTGGCTCCACTACTAATTTCTTAGCATGACGGTATATCTTGGCACGCACGGACAAATTGAACTTAAGCGTGTCTTTAATGGCAACCAACTCACGTCAACGATTGACCCTGCTGATGTCAATACAACAGAAAAGCGTTTTAGCTTTACCTATAAGCATGGTCAGCTGATAACTGGCGATCAGGTTGAAATCATCAACACAAACGGCACGGCCCTAGATTTTATTGATAGTTACACAAAAACCAGCATTAAAAAGTTTGCATATGTTGACGATCTAGGTGGCATCAGGCTTTATGACACTTTTGCTTTGGCTGTAACTGGTGGCAAAACGAACGCTATTGCCCTTGCAACACCAAGCGGCTCAATACCGATTACTGTAAAAGTTGAGTCAAGCGGCACACGCTTACTGGCTCAGGTTAATAATTTTGAGATCAATACTGAGCGCGAAACAGTTGACACAACCGTGCTTTCAGATGAGTTCCGCTCAAGGGTCAACACGTTGATTTCTGGCTCTGGTCGAATTAGTGCTTTTTGGGAATATACGGGTGACACTGCCAATGAATTGCCTATGTATCTTTACGAGCTTGCGCATCGAACAGAAGTTGGCAGCAATTTTTCTGGTCGTTTTTACATTAAAAAAAGCGGCTATAATCCAAGCGGCGTTGCTGCAAGAAGTGACGATGAGATTTGGTGGAACGTCGAAGGCATGATTACTGCGGCAGCAATTCAGTTTGCGCCGGACAATACAGTTCAAATTACGGCCGATTTTGTGACGACTGGTGAAATACAGTTGCGGATGAGTCTTGATCCAACGGATGGTCTCTTGCAAGAGGACTCCGGCGAAATACGCTTGGATCAAGACAGCACCGCTAAACTCTTATTACAGCAGGACGTTTAACACGGAGCCAAGCGCATATGGCTGACCTCAAAATTAGTGAGCTTAATGCGCTGACTGGTGCAACTAGTGCTGGTGGTGCTGCAGGCGATGATCTTCTGGCAGTCGTTGACGACAGCGCAAGCGAGACCAAAAAGCTGACCATTAGTGATTTGATCACCAATGGCGTCACCATCATTAGTGACGATACGATTCCTGGCGCAAAGCTTCTGTTTTCTGTTGATGCTGACAGGCTGCCAACAGAAGGCATTGCTGATTCTGCAATCACCACTGCCAAAATTGCAGACGGCAATAATGGTGTTACAGCAGCAAAGCTTGCTGATAATTCAGCTGTTGAGATTTACACCGGACTAGCCAATCGGTCCGCTGCAGAATTCACGGGAAAACTTGCGTTAGACACCACTGATGGCCGCCTTTACGCGTGGAATGGTAGTGCGTGGGTAGATATTGCAGCTGGTGGATCTATCAATTCAGTTACTGGTAGCACCGTTGGCATTGTTGACATCACTGCAACAACGACAAGCGGCAGTGTCACGATTGCAGCAGTCATCAACGACACGTCTGCAGCCAATCAATTTATGGCTGGTCCCACCAGTGCTGGTGGTGCAGTTGCGTTTAGAACGATTGATGGCAGTGATCTTCCGGTTGCAACCACTAGTGCCAAAGGTGGTGTGATCGTTAACGGTGAAGGACTCCGCATGGACTCCAACACCATTGAGGTTGATAACGACGTAACGCTCAGCACCACGCATCATGTCGTCACCTATGACGCCAAAGGTTTAATTACTGGCGGTCGTGCGCTTACGGCTAGTGATTTGCCTGCTGCAACAGCTTCTGCTTTAGGCGCGATTATCCCTGGAACGGGTTTATCTGTTGATGGCAGCGGCAACCTTAATCACAGCAATTCAGCCACAACCGGCACGTTCACGAAGGTAACGATTGACGGCCAAGGCCACGTCACCACTGGTGATGTTCTTGCTGCTGCTGATGTACCTGATCTTCCGGCATCGAAGATTACGAGTGGAACGATTGGCAGTGCGCTAATCGCTACTGGAGCGGTAACAGGTGCAAAGCTCGCAGACGATTCTGTTACCAAATTCGGTGGCGCTGGTGCAACTGACAATGTTGTTACTTTTCCAGCAGCAGATTACGCCGGTCAGTTCTTCTTTGATCTTCTAAATGAAGATCTTTATATATATACCGGGTCCGCATATTTGCCGATTACAGTTATCAGCGGCAACTTAATTCTTGCTGGAACGTATGACGCAAGCACGAACACGCTGGACAGTGTAACCAGTGAAGGTAGTGCAGCTGGTTTTACAAATGGTCAGGCATTGCCGGCACCGGCTAGCACGAACCAAAACTATTATGTCGTTGTTTCTGTTTCTGGAACGGGATCTGGTGCAGCACCTTCAGTTGCATTAGCGCCTCCCGACATGCTTCTGAGCACTGGCGCGGGCCCCGATTTCACGTTGATCGATGTCTCCAATGCGATCGCTGGTCAGACTGCATCGAACATCAGCTTTACCGCTTCTGGAAACATTGCGGCAACTGATGTTCAAGCTGCAATTCAGGAGCTTGATAGCGAAAAGGCTGGTGTAGCTAGCCCTTCATTTACTGGAGACATTTCAATCGGTGCAGCTGGCACGATTGTTTATGAAGGTGCAACTGACGACGACTACGAAACCACGCTGACGGTTACTGATCCAACAGCTGACCGCACCATCACGATTCCGGATATTTCCGGCACCCTGATCACCACTGGTGATACGGGCAGCGTTACCAGCACGATGATTCTGGATGGCACGATCGCCAACGCAGACATCAGTGCAACTGCTGAGATTGCAGTTAGCAAGCTTGCGAACGGTACTGCACGTCAACTGCTACAAACTGACGCTGGCGGCACTGGTGTTGAGTTCACCAGCAATGTCGATATCCCTGGAACGCTGGACGTTACTGGAGCGGTAACGCTTGATTCGACGCTGCAGGTTGTCGGGAATATCAGCACTGATGCCAGCTTGGTGTTTGAGGGAGCAACTGCTGATGACTTTGAGCTGACGCTGAGTGCTGCTGATCCAACAGCTGACGTTACCGTCACGATTCCTGCAAGCACTACAACCCTTGCGGGTCTTGCTGTTGCTCAAAGCTTCACGAAAGCACAGCGTGGAACGCCTGTTGCATTGACCGATGCTGCAACGATTGCTGTTGACCTGAGCCTTGGCAATAACTTTAGTGTGACGCTTGCAGGCAACAGAACGTTAGGTGATCCAACAAACGCTACTGCTGGTCAATCAGGTGTGATCGTCATTACGCAGGATGGCACAGGTTCTAGAACGCTTGCATATGCAGGAACCAAATGGAAATTCGCTGGTGGAACGGCACCGACTTTGACGACAACGGCTAGTGCAGTTGATGTTCTTGCCTACTATGTGGAGAGTGCTAGCCGGATTACGGTTACTTCGCTGCTGAACGTCTCATGAGTATTCCTGGAAGTGCAAGTCCGCTGCTGTTTGCGAGTGTTGCGGCAGCTCCTGCGGGATACCAGATTGATAGATCCGTCCGTCTAAATTCAGCAGATTCAGCTTATTTTTCCAGAACACCGTCGTCTGCAGGTAATCGCAAGACGTGGACTTGGAGCGGTTGGATTAAAAGAAGTGTGTTAGCTTCTCAGCAAGCTCCTTTTACTTCAAGTGATGGAGTAACAGCTACAACAGCTATTTATTTTTCATCTACCGATAAGTTGGTTTTTTACACTGACAGAGGTGGAGCCATAACTGTTGAAACTGATGGCGTCTTGCGCGATCTTTCTGCGTGGTATCACGCTGTTATTGCTGTAGACACAACGCAAGCAACATCTGCAAACAGAGTCAAAATTTACTTAAACGGTGTCCAGCAAACTTTATCTGGAACATATCCAGCGCAAAATTTTGAGACAGAAGTAAATCGCGCTAGTTTTTCTCACAAGATTGGAGGGCTAACGTCCTCATGGCTTTTCAACGGCTACCTAGC